CCATTTATGATTCATCTGATCTAATGATATTCTTGCGTGGGGAAAATTGGGTTCATTCCACCAATTAACATAGAGATACCAATGAGGAAGTCTAAAATTTCTACCACTATAAGTATCAAAATCAAAGGAAAGAGTATAATCAGCAAAAGCGAATTCTGCTCTTTCATTTTCGCCAGTATAGAAAATCTTGACAGCTTTAGAATTTTTATGTTTAAATCGTTCTTTACCAAATGAAGAAGCAAATATAATATCCGCTTCTTTCGGAGAAGAATTAAAATTAAATTCTTTATTAAAGCAATCTTTAAATACTAGATTAAACCAATTAGAATTTGGATCAAATCCGGGCCAAAAGTCTAAATAGCAAATATTCATTTAAAATCTCGCATTAGTATCATATACAAAAATATTATTTTTTTCTTCATTAACATGATATAAAGCATTCAATGCTTTGTGATCCATTTTCATATCATAAATTACAGATTTTAACAGATCATTACATTTTTGGAACATTTCTGCCATTTCTTGTTCGGCTTGTTCTTTTTTATACCCCGTTCCAGCGGGATGTTTAATTTCGAAATTATAATCTCTAATTACATATTTTCTTCTAAGATGTGAAAATGCACAGATCAGAAGATCCCAGCCCCAACCAAGATGATTTGTTTCCATCAAACTCACTTCACTCTTCATGTCAGAAATAATATCTTTATGAACCATCCAGCATGTATTATCTGTATCAGCTACTACTCGGAGATTATTTTCAAGATCAAACATATCCGTTCTTTCCGAAATATAGTAGGTGTCATTTACATTTGGAGCATAAACTCCCCATTGATATTTTTCATATGATTTTTCTGCCGACTTTAGAATATTTTCCCAATTATCATAAGAAGCATCTGATTGAACATGCCAAAAGAAATCATATTCCGACTCATCAAATAATTCAAGAGCTTTTCTAAATTGATCCGAAAAATAGCATTCATTGCCTATATTGATCCAATGATCGTGTTTATTATCATCATCGGAATTAATAACCGTGACATCAACCATCGACGATAGATATTCTTCTAAAAATATTGTATTTTTATATTGCCCCTTCCACGAAAATATAAAACATTTAATTCTCATTTTTTTCTCCAAGGAAATTCGCCTTTATATTTTTCAATCATAATTTCATTACCATTAATAAAGAATTCTTTTTTAACCGACCTTTCGGTATTACCCGCACGATAATTTACAGTATATTGACCCGTACATTCTTGTGCTAGATTATTACTTCTTAAAACATGAGTCAAAAATCTATCTACTTCCGGCACTCCGGGTTCTCTTGCTTTACGATACCAAATGGGAGAAGTTTGTAGAGCTACCTCTTTGGGCAAAAAGAAGCAATTAACATCAACAAAATAATCTCGTTCATCCAGTATAGATGGATAATTCCCCAAAGATTCGCAATCATCATTGCAAACATAATTGCCTTCGGCATCAACAATCTTCCTCAAAGAATATGCCCATCCCTTTCCGGAAATTGCTTCCATCAAAGATTCTACATGAGTTTCATCATACCAGTTATCTTCGTCTAGGAAACAAACAAAATCTCCTTTACAGAGATAAATAGATGCTCCATAAATTCTGTGACCATTAAATCTATCTTCGCCAGTTGGATATGGAAGAGGAATAACATCTACTAGCCTATTAGAAATATCAGTATCTTTTAAAATATCAGCAACTTTGTCAAGATACTTCTTTCCATCAACTACAATTAGATGTTGAATATGTTTGTAAGTTTGTTTTTGAATTGATTCAACTGCTTTTTTTAGATACTGAGTACCTGTGGTTGGTGTAATCACCGTCACTGTTTGATTCATAATAAGTCCTATAATCTTAAAATTCCAAAATGTTCTTTTGATCCTTCAATCGGATCAATGGTATATATAACTGTTTTTATCCCATAATCTTTTATACATCTAATACACCCATCACAAGGCATACAAATGCCGGAGATAAAAGAGTCTTTTTTTGTGGACTCGTATTTCACTCTAGCAACATATAGAGTGGACTTTTCAAATTTATCGAAATGTATTTTTTTATCGGCATTAAAAATAGCAGAAGTTTCAGAATGCCAATAAATAGCTTCTTCATTTCTTGAATATCTACTTTGATATGGATGGGATTTCATTTGATTCACCCCATAGGATATTATTTTATTTCTATAAACAAGTGCTGACGCAATCCAGACTTTTGGATGAGTTCCAGAAAGCGCCAGAGTTTTTAGATCATCTATCAATTTTAAATCAATCTTCATAGGATCATTATACCACGAAGATATACAAATTGTCAAATGTATTCGTTATATGTAGTTATTATGTACTTTGGTCCAGAAATTGGTTTTTTTCCTGTATGAATATTAGTCCACAAGGGAGGAAACATTAAAAGATTTCCCATTTCTGGTTTGATAATTATCTCATCTTCTCTACCGAAAGTAGTTTCTCCCCCAATTTCCACATTATTTAAATAAAATAAAAATGACAAATACCTTTTTGCAGATTCTTTATTCTGGACATCTACATGCAATTTAAACTCATGAAAATCATTTGGTAAATACTTCTTGATTCTAATCTCTTCAAATGCATAAGTATTGGGAAATTGGTGTTCGTCTATACCAAAATGTTCTTTATAATCTTTTGTATATTCCTTGCAAAGATATAGAAAATATTCGATCAAGTCTCCCCATTTCTGGGGATTTTTATTGATATTCAATTCTGTAAACTTGATGTAATCATTTATATTTCGTTCTTCATGCTCTTCCGGAGAAGATTCGAACATATTAATAATAGTATCACACGTCTGTTGATTTAAAACATTTTTATAAAGTCTAGTGAAATCAAACATTATATTTTAAATCCTTCAAATTTATCTTTCATACTTTTGTGTTGAGGCATTTGTGGCATTTGTCCGGAATCAGTAATTCCTACTTGAGCAGAATTTTCAACGTCATATAATCTCATCTTTGCTCTATCAATGCCTACAACAAATCGCTTATTAATATTCTTGTCCGCATATCTACTTTTAATTTGCTTAATCATAATCTGTCCCAGAGAATCTAATTCTTCAGTAGATATGAGAGCAACAATCCAGTCTGCCGTCATACTTGTACCATGAGATTCTGAAACATCTTCCATATTAGGATCAGAGCTTGATCCGCCCCCACGATTAAATTGAGAAGAACTTAAAATTGGAACTTTAAATTCGACTGCAAGTCCTCGTAACTCTTCGGCAATTGCTTTAACATAAGAATACATATTAACCGAAGAACTTAGTTTTAATCGAGAAGAAGAACAGATGTTCATATAGTCTACAACGATTATATCCGGAATAAAATTCTTTTTTAAATTTAATTCATTCAACAAGTTTCTAAAATGAATAACTCCAGCAGACGAAGTTGGGTATTGTTTGATAATCAGCTTTCCAACGGTATTAGATCTGATCTTGCCTATCTTCCTATCAAACAATTCTTTTGGCATACTCATCAACTCGTCCATAGAAACATTCATTAGATTAGCATCGATTCTTTTACCAATTTCTTCTTCGGACATTTCTAATGTGATATACAAAACATTCTTGCCTATCTGTAGGTAGTGAGAGGCAAAATGACACTTAGTCAACGTCTTACCAACATTTGTTCCAGAAATTAAAAGATTAAGTGTTCCTTTGGGAAGTCCACCATTAGTAATTTTATTAAAGTATTCCAAATCAAACGGAATTCTTTCTTCTTTACGATGATAGTATTCATATCTAGAATCAAAGTCTTCAATGAAGTCATGCCCAACGCTTTGATCAAAAGATACTGCCAAAGCATCAGACAAAATCTTAGGAATGGAACCTTTATCTAGAGTTTTATTCTTTCCGTCCAATATAGAAATTGACTCCAAAACTCCGTTGTAGATTGCCTGATCTTGGCAGAATTTTTCGGTCTTATCGACTAACCATTCTTGTTTACATAATTCATCTTTAGTAGATTGTATCTCATTCAGAACTTCGATACTTTGTGTATATTCTTCTTCAGATAAATTGTTTTCATTCAACTGAATGATTAAAGACTCGTAGGTAGGATTTGTATTATATTCTCCCACAAAGTCTTTAATCTGCTCATAAATTGTCTTTTCAGTTCTATCAGAGAAATATTCGGATTTAATAAAAGGCAAAACCTTTCTAGTATAATCCTCATCATATATTAAATGCTTTAAAATAGCATGTTCAATTCTCATCAAACCTCCTCGGTTTCTGATTTCAGCCTTTGTTCAATCAATGAAACTAAAATATTTCCAATATGATTTTTAAAATCATCTTCGCTCTCCAAATCATCATTACCATTATTATCTATAATATCATAATTAAAAGATAGCACTGGATTATTTGGATCTTCATCAATCGAAACACCACCATATCGATAGACAACTCCAGCATATTCTCCAGCTAGTAATTTTATATCAATATTATCAGACACCTCTTCTGGAATAACAAATTTGAAATCCACTCCTTCCAAATATTCTTTATTAATCATCTTCTTCTTCTCCATATTCACTATCTTGATTTTTGTTAAACTCTTCTTCAATATCATTATCAGAAATGATAGCATGAGAAGAAATAGCGTAGCGTTCATAAATGTCATTCTTAAACCTTTCAGAATTCAAAATTGGTTCCCAAAACTCTTTTGTATTGGTTTCTTTTAATCTATATTTTTTATCTTCAACTTCTCCAGTTTCTTTATTAACTCTGGAATACCATCCATTAGATGGTTTCATAACAAACCCAAGTTCCAAAGCAATATCAATCAAACCAGAATATTTACT